GTTGAATCTTGACATCGAGGTCGCCGTTGACGGGCCACGTGATCTCTTTTATCTTAACTGGGCGTTCGAAGAAGTTCGCCAATGACGCATCAGGGTCGTCAGAGGATCCTCGAGTTGGGTCCATTGTTGAGTCCACCTCACATAGGTAAGATGGATTCTCGTCCAAAAAGGACAAGAGTTGGTGTTTTTGTGTATCAGCCATTGGTTTATTTGTACAGTCATCGGCTTGATCCACGTACGACACATCCGTGTCTACCTCATTTTGATTCTGAGGTTCGAATTCAAGGGGTCTGTTTTGACTTTGAGTCAGACCTGGAACTCTATTATATTCATTCGTAATCAATATTTACAACTCAGAGTGGAGATTAACCAACTAAGAGAGGTAGTAGATATTTACTTTTCCTCCCGGAGATGCTACTCTCATGAATCCAACCTCAGGCACAAGCGAGTTGTACGTGAGGACATGTTCCACGACATCTAGCGGAAGTTTAGGCTCTATTTTCGTCAGTGCATTTTTATACAACAGACGGCATACGAGCTTGCATGCTTTAATGTGAGGATGTATTATCTCTCTTTTCAGGACTATGCTATATTGAGCTTTTAGCCATAAATAGCGAGATGTTACCGCTGCAAATGCGCGTTCAATTTCACGCGCATTCCTCTTACGCCAGCGGACTTTTCGTCTCTGAATGCAATAAGCATGGAGGATCTTGTTCTTGAAGTGCGGGTCGTACCGATAATCGTCTGGGACGAGGTGTGGGGTCCAATCCATATATTCAAGTTCTTCGGCTTGGTCATCATAGGGAATGCTGAGCTTTTTCATAGCATCGACATAAGCACACGTGGTAGATTCGTACCTTTCCAGACACGATTCGTGTGTGACTTCCCTCCAGAACTGGCCGACAGACAAGTGTCCATCTTTGACATCCTTGAGACATTCAAATTTCGCCTTATACTCATCAAAGACTTCTGGGCCATGAGCCCATAGTTCTGTCAGAGCATTAGCGACATTTCCAGCCATAATCTCACAACGAGATTCCTCACACCCTTTTCGGCGCATTGTAGTAGTTAACGATTTGAAAATCGAATTCTTCTCAAGTGCACCGATGTAGGTTCCAGTGACTTCGTGCTTCCTAAATTTTCGTTTCAGAAAGTCTATGTTCTCAAATGGGATAAAAGCAGTAGGTGCCGAATCTTTGTCCGGCATAGTATACTTCATTCCAAGTAGAGACATTTCATAAGCCACGGAGAGGTGGTTGAATAGTTGATCACTGTTGGAGACACTACAAACATTGTCGTCTCCATATGTCATCAGCGCAACAACCTGGTGGAATAGGGGGAGTTCCAAAGTCCCACGCTTCATGTGCATGGCATAGTAACAATACCTCATCATGAGGGCATTGACAATGCCATTTACGATCACAGTCAGCGGATGACCAGATGGTCCTGATCCATCAATTTGAACCAGCACACCATTTATGTCATATATGGGGTAACAAACTTCGCACGCAATTCCATCAACGACGTTAAGCAATTCGTCGGGATAACCACTCTCTTTCAAAACGAATTTGAGGATTCCCATTGCTTCTATCGAGAAATTACTTCGCATGCGTTGGTCGTACTTCGAAAAGTCTCCACCAAAA